CCGTATGTGGGGTTAGAATAGTTGCCCATTCTCCACACATCCGAAACACCGTCTGAGCCCGGGATGGGGTTACCGAATGTGCTTACAAACTCTGAAAAACTTGAAATTTTGGTGGGGATCAGCGCTGGCCCTTTTTCGGCCACTCCAAAAATAACGGGTCCGGATGCGCCACCGCTTGAGCGGGCGACCTGGGACTGATCGATTTCGTTAATAAAAACGCCCGGCGATACAAATCTAAAACTATCTACTGGCATTTGTAATCTCTCCTACAAGAACTTTATGTTCATTATGTTCAAAGATAAATAGTAAAATAAATCTTGAAACAACTTTTACTCTTTATAAAAGCCTGAATTATCCAAGAAGTCCTGAATATTTCCAAAAATAACATTTTCTCGGGGTATCTTAACTTCTACAGCATTCTCTCTTTCCACTATATTCGGACGCTCTTGATTATCGCCATCTCCAACCAAGTATCCTAACACTTTTATCTTTATGAGAGTCTCATAATTACGCTGGGCCATTCCAAGATTGGAAACGTTCGAATTGTTAGTCAGCGAGCCATCTATAAAGGCTTCAAATTTGTGACCTTCTTGTTCAATTCTAAAAGGCATCCGGTTAAGACCTCCTTGTCTGATGAACTTTCTCAAAATCTCGTTAATTTGTTGCTGATACTCAGTGCGCACGGAGATTTCATAATTTAATGCAACCCAGGTGGGAAATGGAATGGACACAGTTTTATAAACAACGCGGCCTGGCTTTACGTCTGGCCAGGTTTGGCGCCCAAACTTTCTTTTAGAATAAGCATTTTGAAATTCAGCTGTTTTTTTCTGATTTATCCTTCGTGCAATTGTAATACTGCCCCCCAAAGCGTCCCGGACTTCTGGGATGTTTGCGGCAGGCACCGCATACTCTGACGCTGGATTTTTTTCTATGCTTGTCCTGTTGATGGTAATTAAAGGCAAAATGAGGGTATCTTCTGAATCTCGAAGTTCTTTATTGTGCTTTAATTGATAGGCCCTTTCGGCTGTGACCCACAAGACTGGCACCTTTTTAAAGCCCTCGTTGGTGGTAACAGATAAATTTAGTGTATCATCTATATACCGGAGCATCGCTTGATCTATGGTTTCTAGAGATGACGGCGCAAATTCAATATTTTTAATCTTTGCAGCTATTTTTGTATCTGCAATATTATCATTATGGGCATCTTTGCCCTGAAGGATTTGTTTCTGAGTCCTCTTGCTATTGGGCATTCAGCTAACCTACAAAAATGCCAGCGGGGATATTCTCGGTCACCTTCTTGGTAGAATCCTGTAAAGATGCATCATACGTGCCGAGTTTCTCATATGTCATCTCATCAAGAATTGTCTTTAATTCTTCTCTAAGAGATTCTTGCTCGGACTTGGCTTGACTAAGAAGATCCGCAAAATTCAGTGTCACACTTTCTCCTGGAATTGGTACTACTGAGAATTTCCCTCTAATTTGTCCTAGCATTTCTTTTGTCAATGCTAGCGCAAACCGGCGAATCCACTGCTTTCCGATAGAATTAATACTTTCAAATGGAATGTTTTGGAACGGAAGAGTGTTCATATTATTAATACCGTCAGCTCCTGTGGCTCCGGAATTACTATCTTCCCATGGTTTATAATCATTCTGGATAGAAAACTGGATCCAAAACTTTTCTGGTGTCTCCATCTGGGGTTCGGGGAATATTCTTAACATATTGTTCTGAAGTTTATACGAATAGTGAGAGGTCCGAGTCCAAAGAGCATCTTCGTATGCCATGGCCTGCAGCTTATTTTGCCAGGTCGGGACAATTTCAAAAGTAGAGTCGTCGGCATACTGGCCGTAAGTTCTCATGTTCCCCACTACTGAAAAACCTCCATAATATCCATAAAATCTCCACATTGCACGCGGAGTTTTAAAAAATACTTTTCTAATAATGATTCTTTTGTCCTCAATACGGCCGGCATATGCTTCACTAGTGTCGGTAACTGAGGATGCGGACAGGAGAGTCTGTAGATTATAGTCTTGTTGGCCAACCACCCTATTAATTGAGCCCGAATATATAGGAAGGGTACCTCCAATTGCTGTGTCTGTAGCAATACCCTCCATTACGCGGCGAGCATATCCATAATCATATTTAGGATATGCTAATTCAACGTTGGAGCCCGATAAGGCGTCTCCGGATACAATTGCGCCATCTTGATCAAAGGAGGCAGTTGGAGCGCCAAGTAAACTCGAAAGAGAATTTCTACTTTGATGCAGATTTAATAAATAAGAGTATTCTAAAACAGCTTCTTCATAGGCAGAATAAACATTCCCCTCGGTGAGCTCGATGTCTAGAACATCTCCTCCCAATTTCTTGTAAGTATAAGATACTTGATCGGCGGCGCCTGATAAAAACGCATTGGAGCCCCCATACATTCCAAAGGGTAGCGTAGCCACCACATTAGCAGTGCTCCCGGTGACTGAAAGTACATTGGCATTGGATGTAGATGCGGGATTTAGTTTTGGTATGGCCACTTAGAAGCTCCGATATTAGTTCACTACTAAATAGAAAGCCCCGCCTCAAAAGAGACGGGGCTTTAACTATTTTGACCTTATGCTAGGTTAGGCTGATATCAGCCACCCACAAGATCTGCGACAACCACGAGGCCGTACATATCTGGACGGACCATCTTCTTGGCGTATCGAGTCATGACTCCCTTACGGGGCACGAAGTCCTCAACACCAAAGATCGTAGGTGTGGTCTGCAGCGGCACATAAGGTGCATACACATAGCCACTCTCAAGGAAGCTACTTCCGCGGCGGCCAACGAGGACCAAGTTACGCGGGAAGTAAGGATCGACAATAATGTCGAACTTCTTCGAAAGGGAACCAACCTTAACAGCCCCCGCGTCGCCGCGGTCGCTATCAGCAGTCACATTAGCACGGAAACCGGCGGTGAACTCCATGACGTTGGCAACTTCAGGTCCGCAGACGACGAAGTTGGCAGCACCACGGAGAGTCTTCCGGTGGATCTGTGCCGAGACATCATTGATGGTTTCAATGAGGGTCTCATACCACTCACTCACGTTACCCGTGAAGTCAGGGGTTGAAGCCGCACCAATCTCCACACCAGTCTCCCGATTAAGGAAACGGCCTGGGGATCGAGACCAATAACGAACGCCCGCAGCAGCGCCACGGACGAGATCGTCGAGGATCTCACGATCGATTTCGAGAGCGATCTGCTCAGACAGAATCTGAGTGAGCTCGACCTCGGCATCAAGGTTATGGTAGGCGTTAAGATCTTGTCCTAACTCCGGAGTCCACTTAGCCTTCAGCTTCTTGGTGATAGCTGTGACAGCCACGGAATCGACCTTGATGTCGATCTCGGGGATGTTAGCCTCACCTTCGAGGCCCCATGTCTGAGCACCTACAACGGAACCGAGTGCGGCCCCATTCGTAAAGCGATCAACAGATGGGAACGTCAGACCGTGATCCTTTATCGCGTTATTGAGCACGCCATTCTCAAGAGAAGCGGTCAGCGCGAGGAGCGTGGTGCTGGCCAAGAAGCCAACAATAACACTGTTATCACGATCAGGCTGTCCATTAGAGGACGAGAACTGAGTCAGTCGCCGCAACTGCGTACCAGATACGGCCGACGTGCCGGCGCTGAGGGAATGGTCTCGAGCAGTATCAACAGTCAACGCGATGAGATCATCAAAGTTGAACTCAGTTGTCGTCGTCGAGCCGGTGAGCAGGACCCTTGGGACTTCATAGAACGCTACAAGAGACGAGCCGGAAGTAAGATCCGGGTCATACTGGCATAGGCGATCCAGCGTGGTATCGCCAGCACCATAGGTGCCTTTTTGTAGCGGAGTAATAATTCCGCCGCCGAACTCCAGCGTTGTGGAACCTGTCGGAGACGAATAGCCATTATTCAAAGAATAAGGACCACGCGAAACGAACTGTCCGCCAAGACTGATGCCGCCGGTGATCTGTGAACCAACCTCATCGCCACCATAAATGGACTCATTAGCAACGTTGCCGAGACGAGAAGTCACCTCACCGACGTTCCCGACATTTGGTGAATAGATAAAGTCGAGGAAGAAGATGAGGCCCGAGGGCAAACTCATCGGTTGAACGCTAACGAGATCGTTGGCGATCAGATTGCCGAATACACGGCGGACGAGGGGGAATGCGACAGCCGCAAAACCCTCGACATCACCAGCAGCCATACTGCTGGACTCACGGAGTAACTCTTTTGCCTGGTTCTCAAGCAAACGGGCCATACCGTTTCGGTTGGAATCATCACCGATTCCCTCTAGAAGTCCTGTGCTTTCCCACTTGGAGATGAGCGCAGCGCCTTCTGTAGAGAGATCTCGATTAACAATGCCTTCAGTTAATTTCTGAACGATGGACATATTATAAACCTCCTATAGTTATGTTGAATGTCATTTTTTATTCAAACCTGCTAAACGCAGCATGCGACCCATTTTTGGATCGCTACTTGCCGTGTTGTTTTTCTTAGAATTCGAATTGATCAAAAGCGACGTAGGTCTTTGAACTGCTTCACGAAGTGTTTGTGGGCGTCCTCTACTGTCGGTAGGAGCCCCCACTGCGTTTTGAATTGTTTCATAGATCATACTGGCTTCTTCAACCGAATTGGCAGATTGAACAGCTTCGACAATTTGTTTCTTTTGTCGCTCATTCAAGGAGGCGCTATTCAAAGCCTTGTTTTGATAAACAAGCTTGGCGTTTTCCAAGTTCAACTTAGTAAGTTGATCCTTGGCTTCAATTAAGAGAGCACGAAGCTCCCTTGTTGATTCTGTAAGTTGGGAAATCTTGGACTCATAAAGCTCTGCGTCGGATACAACGTCGCCGGCCGTGCCGACTTCCTCTTCGATTTCTTCTTCTTCCAGGTGAGCAGCCTGGGCATCGGCCATAGCATCATTGTTGGCCTGCTCGATACTGTTGTCGGCAGAGTTCACAGAAGCCCATCCTTGGGGCCTCGGAGTCATGTCGACAACTAGTTCTTCAATTAAATCCGATAACATCTCTTCTGTAAGATCAATGTCCTCGTCTTCTTCAAGGGGGTTGGTGGGAGTTGCACTGGCGGCGGCTGATGACTTTTCAGCTTCGTCTTCGTCCCGCTCCATAGCATCAACGTCAGGATTTACATCGCCTTCGGCCAAGTCTAGTGCTACTTCCTCAGAACTCGCCATCTCATCAACTGTTGGTTCTATACCCTCTGCCTCTTCTTCAGCAATACGAGTTTTAAGAGCATCAAAATCAATCTCAATAATTTCTTCTTGAGGAGGGGCTTCTATTTCTTCGTTTTGGAAGGCGTACGGGATATCTTCAATAAATTCTGTGAGTTTTGGATCAACATCTGTATCTTCTTCATCTCCAAGGCCCATGTCATCTTGCTCTAATAGGCTGTCGAGTGCTCTCTTTACCTCGCCAGAATATCTCTCTAGCACAGTATTCTCAGCATTCTTAAGGGCGGCCTCTTTGAGGGCTTTCGCGTCCACAATTGCTTCTTCTAATAGTGAAGACATAGAATTAACTCCAGTTCTGATGACTTATCAGAAATAAATAGTTCGTAAGAGTGGGAAATGACTAATAGTTGTGATTTAACCAATTTCAACATATACTTCTTCCCAGCCGGTGTACTCGGTATCGCTGATAGTTTTAATGTCCGCCATGTTAACACCGCCGACGTGAGAGATGGGACCTGACATCTTAGTTACTTCTCTTAAGTGCTCGGAACTTGGTAAATGTGGCCGTGTAGGCGCTCGGCGTATTACCACCACCATTAGTTGGATAAGCCCCATGAAGAGCAATATAGCCGTTCGCTATACTGATGACTGGTGCGGCCGTGGAAACATTCGAGCAAGCAGCAGACACCACGCCGGTGCTATTA